GACGCTCTTCCGATCTCCGATGCCAGAAGACTTAAAGTCTGGGTATCAAAAGTTCACCCAAGCCGATTTAACCAAGATCAAGGCGACACTGAAAAATGAGCGATGAAGTTGATAAAAGGTTAGCCGTGCACGAAGCTGTCTGTTTAGAACGTTATAACAGTATAGATCGTTCTTTGCGTGATGGGGACAAACGCATGACGAAGATTGAGTACCTCTTGTATGCGGTGATGATCTGCGTGTTGTTTGGCCCCGGTGTTGCCGGCGAGTTCGTCAAAAAACTCTTGGGGCTGTAGCATGAGGGATTGGGTCGAAGCATTCATTGCGGCGACTCTTTTAGTTGCCTTTGTCATTTATGGAACTTACATAATTGCATGGAGTTTGGTGTGATAAATGCGTTGGCTCATTCTATTACTGCTGTTAGTTTTGGCTGGAGCCGTAGCCAAGAATGGTTGTCATGTGCGCGAGTTCTATGGAATAGCTTACACCATTCACAACCCCTCCGAGCGACATCAACAGATGTCAATGTGGCTGACAAACAATGTGCGGTTTTGCAGAAGCCAAGACTTGGTGGTTATTTGGAACAACCTGTCCGAGTGGGCTGGTTCAGCGGATTCAGCAGAGCTTAGGGGTAAGGTCGTTCATGGGTACAAAGATGCGCTTGATCGGGAAAAGAAGTGAAGATCAGTTACGACAAATGGTATCCGGTGGTGCAACCAAATCCACCAATGCAGTCCGAGGTGTTTGCCAAGCGGGTGGAAAGGCTTAACGCTGAGAGGGCTGTGCAGGTACAGATTGACCAGCAGGTGAAAAAGTTTCACCAGTATGAGTATGAGATTTATGAGTACAGGATGCGGCAGATAACTCTAAACATTGACATCACAAACCTTAAACGCCAAATTGACAAACTTGTATGACCAGAAAACCGATGCCCAGACAGGTCAAAAAACCTCAGATAGAAACAAAGGAAAAGCTGACGCTGTGGGTTACCCTCATGGTAAGCACAACCCTATGTATCTCCGTGTTGGCCATGGTGGTCAGCTTTATGCTGGGTCTGTGGGCCAAGGAAGTGGACAACGCAGAGATTTTCAAAATGATTTCACCCGCTTTTTCTACTCTTATCGGCGGCATGATTGGGTTCCTGTCTGGTATCAAACTCATGCAAAATGACGACAAATCTAAATGTAAGGACTAACTATGCTTTCACTCATATCAACCCTTGGAGGTTTGCTCATATCGGGCTTACCTAAGCTACTAGACTTCTTCCAAAACAAGGCAGACCAAAAGCATGAGTTAGCTCTTGCCCGTGTCCAAATGGAGCTACAACTCCAGATGCTGGCACAAGGCTATGCCACCCAACAAAAGATTGAAGAGATTCGTACCGATCAGATCGCTATGGAGACAGACGCGCAGATGACTGTAGCGGCCTACGACCACGATAAGAAGATCATGGACAACGCCAGCCGCTGGGTGGTTAACTTTGTGGGCACTGTGCGCCCGATGGTGACCTACATCTTTGTGCTGGAACTGTGCGCAATCAACGCTTGGATTGCTTACTATGCTTACAGTAACCCACAGCTTGTAATAAACATGGAAGACTTGATTCGCTTATCTGAGATTATTTTTTCTACTGACGAGATGGCGATGCTTGGAGGCATCATTGGTTTCTGGTTTGGCTCAAGAAGCTGGAGCAAGAAATGAAATTGGGCAAAGCTGGCGCTGATTTGATGCACCAGTGGGAGGGGTATAGGACTAAACCGTACCTCTGTCCAGCCCATATTTGGACGATTGGCTACGGTCATGTGCTGTACCAAGACCAAATTCGTTTGCCTGTAGTCAGGGTAGAGGGCAAAGAAACTCCCATGATCCGCAAAGAGATGCCTTTAAAGCAGGAGGACAATCGTGTCTGGACTAAAGAAGAGATCGAGAAACTATTCGAGGATGACGTCGGCCCTACTGAACGTGGTGTTCTACGACTTGCTCCCGCTTTATCTGGTCGTCAAGGCGCTTTCGACTCGTGCGTCAGCTTTGCCTTCAACGCCGGAGTGGGGGCTTTTCAGCGCTCTTCTATTCGGATGAAGATCAACCGAGGTGATTGGGAGGGCGCGGCTGATGCTTTAATGCTTTACGTCATAGCGGGTGGCAAAGTGCTGGCTGGACTGAAAAAGCGCAGGGAAGCCGAAAGGGCGTTGTTTTTATCTTAAAGGCATACTAAAATGCCATAACGAATCTACGAGGTGAACGCATGACGACCGCAAGTGTTATGACCTATGACAGTTTGGTCGAGAATATCCAGTCATATCTGGAGCGTAACGACGCCTCCACGCTGGACAAGATCCCTCTGTTTATCATGTTGGCTGAGCAGGTTATTGCCGCCGAGATCAAATTCTTGGGCAATCTGACAGTCAATACCAGCACCATGACCATTGGGCAAGCAACGATTGACAAGCCAGCTCGTTGGCACAAGACGGTGTCTATGAACGTCACAGTAGATGGGGAGCGCCAGCCAGTCTTGCTTCGTAAGTATGAGTACTTACGTGAGTACTGGCCTAACCCCACCTCCACGGAAGTCCCCAAGTACTACTGCGACTACGACTATACCCATTGGTTGGTAGCCCCTACCCCCGCGGCGGCTTATAACTTTGAGGTCTTGTATTACGAGCGCGTCCAGCCTTTGGACAGTTCTAACCAAACCAATTGGTTCACCATCTACGCCCCACAGGCGTTGCTGTACGGATCACTCCTTCAAGCTATGCCATTCCTCAAGAATGACGACCGCGTACCTATGTGGCAGGCTCAATATCAAGCGATCATGCAGACCTTGATGACCGAGGACAAGTTGCGAATTGCAGATCGTCAAGCGATTGCCGCTGACAGTTAAGGACTAACATGAGCTACAACTCACCATTCACAGGTAACGTCATTCAACCGACGGACGTTTCTTATCGTTCGATTACGCTGAGTGCTAACACCCAGTTACAGTGGCCTATTAACGGCAACGCCACCGATGACTATGCGGCTAGGATCATGGACGTCACGGCATCCGCGGCTAACCTTAGCTTGTTTATGCCGCCAGCCAACCAAGCCTCGGTAGGTCAAGATGCTTTGATTCGTAACACAGGGGCTAATACGTTTACGGTCAAAGACTACGCCGGCGCCAACACGATCATCTCTGTTGCCGCTGGTCAGTCAAGGTATATCTACATCACAGCCAATCCTACGGTCACAGGTACGTGGGGCAACATCTCGTTTGGTACTGGAACATCTTCTGCCGATGCCGCGACGTTGGCAGGCTTCGGATTGGTTGCAAGCGGTACAACACTGAATCAAAGCCACCCAGCTCAATCAATCGTGACTGGTGGAGCTTTTGCCACTACAGATCGCGCTCAAACCTTGATTTGGTCTGGCGGAGCGGGTACCTACACACTCCCATCAACCTCTACCTTGGGCAATAATTGGTTCACGCTGTTTAAGAACAACGGGACTGGCTCGATGGTTATCTCAGCGAGTGACAACATTGACGGCGCTTCTACAAAAACTTTTGCGCCTACAGAGTCAGCATTTATTGTATGTACAGGAACTACTTACGTTACGGTTGGTTATGGTGTTAGTTCACAGTTCTTCTACACATCGCTAGTCAAAGCGGTTGTTACTGGCTCTTACACGCTAAGCTCCAGTGAGGCGTCTAACACCATTCAGACCTATACAGGTACGCTGACAGGTAACGTCACAATCGTTTATCCGCCTGTGGTCAACTTGTACGTGATTAAGAACTCTGTAACAGCAGGCGGTTTTACACTCACCGTAGGAACAGGTTCTGGCACGTCTGTGATCATTCCTTCTGGTCAACAGGTAACTTTGGCTTGCGATGGAACAAACTTCTTTAACGCCAACACATCTCAGGCAGGATCTGTAACCTCTGTTTCTTTGGCTGATGGAACTGTTGGAGCGCCTTCTTTGAGCTTTGCCAGTGAAGCTACCACGGGTGTTTACCGTGCTGGTGCTGGTCAATTTAACACTGCTATTTTGGGTGTTGCGAGGTCTACATTATCGGCAACAGGTTTGACAATTGCTGGATCTGTTTCTGGTACGACTGGAACCTTTACGACTGGTATTACTGGGGGCACGTTCTAATGACCAAGAAGGTCTTTGCACTGGACACGAAGCCGGGCATCCAGCGCGATGGAACTGTCTTTGACAAGGACTTTTACAACTCTGGGCGTTGGGTCAGGTTCCAACGCGCTCGCCCTCGCAAGATAGGTGGGTATAGGCAGATCACTGCTGGGATTTCGGGCCCCTCACGAGGCATCTACGTCAACCCACAACAAAGCTTTAACAACGTATTTAATGGGCACTCTAAAGGCTTACAGGTTGTCCCAATTGACAACAATGGTGTAGGTTCTGGCGTGACGGATCTGACGTTGTCAAACTTTACCTCATCTGATAACAACCTTTGGCAGTTTGATACGTTCTATGACGTAAGTGGATCTGGCGATAACTTGTTGCTTGCGCACCCCGGCCAATCCCTCAGCCTCATTGACAATAACGTCAACACCCCTGTTTTGGGTGGAAACATAACTGGCACAAGCTTGTCAGCAATTGGTGTGTTCACAGCTTCAATGTTTTTAAACAGCACAACGACAGCTTATTTGTCCACACAGAATACACAAATTGGCGCTGGTCAATCCATCTCTGGGACTGGTATTCCTTCTGGTACCACGGTTGTTTCTACTAATCTTGCTGTGCCCGTTCTGAATGCTGTAGCCGTGACTGGTGTTGCTGGGCAATGTTCCTGTACCTCAACGACTGGTTTGTATGTTGGTCAGACGGTTGCCGTGTCTGGAACTTTAACTGGAACCGCTACGGGTATTACCTCTGGCGTGACGTATTTTATTATTGCCACCAACTTTGCTACGACATTTACTTTGTCTGCATCTTCTGGCGGTGGAGCAATTGTTACGACAGCGGGAACAACCACTGGTTTGGTATTTACACTTGGTCAGATTCAAAA